CGGTGGCGCGCTCGCAAATGGCGCAGGAAACTGCGGTGGCCTCCAGCCCGGCGCCGGTCATCAGCGCCACCGCGGCGAGCGACGGCACGGTGAATCTGTCGATTCAGTATGCGGATTCGCAAAGCCGGCAGACCAATCTTCTGAATTTTTCGGTATAGGGCATCATGCAGTTATCGTTGCAGAATTTCTCCACGATGGTGGAAGGAATGGCGGCCGCCGTGCAGGGCGCGGCGAGCACGCTGCTCGATCTGACGGTGGGGTCCGTCCTGCGCGCGATACTGGAGGCGAACGCGTCTCTCGGTCTATGGCTGCAGTGGCTCATCGTACAGGTGCTGGCAACAACGCGTCTCGCCACCAGCACGGGCGCTGATTGCGATAGTTTCGGCGCGGATTTCGGTTTTGTCCGGCTGCCGGCCGTGGCGTCGGTTGGCCAGGTGATTTTTTCGCGTTTCACGCCAAGTGTCGCGGCCTTCATTCCGGTTGGCACAAGTGTTTCGACCTCGGCGAACACGCAGAGTTTTTTGGTGACGGCCGATCCAGCCAATCCGGCCTATAGCGGTGCACTGAATGGCTATAATTTGGCGGCCGGCGTGGCGAGCGTGACAGTGGCGGTGGCCGCAAGTGTCGCTGGCGCCGCCGGCAATGTGCAGCCGGGCGCGATTGCAGTGGTCAGCTCCGCCCTGGCGGGCGTTGATACCGTAACGAACGCGGCGGTGCTCACGGGCGGGATGGATGCCGAAAGCGACGCGGCATTCCGCGCGCGCTTCGGCAATTATCTGGCGAGTCTCTCAAAGGCGACTGATGTTGCCATCGGCGCCGCCATCGCTGCCGTTCAGCAAGGGCTGAGCTATGTCATCAGCGAGAACGTCAACCAGACGGGTGCTGTGCAGATGGGCCATTTCGTGGTGACGGTGGATGACGGCTCCGGCGCGCCGCCGGCGAACTTGCTGAGCAGCGTGCAGCAGGCGGTTGACGCGGTGCGGCCTGTCGGTTCCAGCTTTGCGGTGCAGGGGCCAATCGTCATGCCGGCGAATGTTTCGATGACGATTACCACACCTGCTGGCGTGTCACATCAGACGGTGGTGGGATTGGTTGCGGCGGCTATCGAAACTTATATCGCCTCTCTGGGTGTCGGTGCCACATTAAACTACACGCGGCTGGCGCAGCTGGCCTATGCGGCGTCCGGTTCGGTGACCAATGTTTCGGCGGTGCTGCTCAATGGCGCGGCGGCTGATCTCACACCGCCGCTGTTCGGCGTTGTCCGTACCGGTACAGTAACGGTGTCCTGAGCATGACCGGCGATACGGCGGATATGCTGGCGCGGATCAAATCCGTCCTGCCGGCGCGCTGGTTTGGCGACACCACGCCGATTCTGGATGCGGTCTTAACCGGCCTGGCAACGGCGTGGAGCGGGCTGTACACCCTGCTTTCCAATGTCCAGACCGAGACGCGCATCGCCACCGCTTCGGGCATATTTCTGGACATTGCCTCCGCCGACTATTTTGGCGCCAGCCTGCCGCGCCGGGCCGGGGAGGCGGATGCCGCGTTCAGCGCCCGCATCCGCGCGAACCTGGTTTTGCCGCGCGCCACGCGCGCCGGGCTTGCGACGACGCTTGAAAACCTTACCGGCAGAACGCCGCTTATTTTCGAGCCGCTGAATGCAACCGATACCGGCGGCTATAATTCGAACACGCTCGGCTACGGCGTTGCTGGCGGTTACGGGAGCAGGAATCTGCCCTTTCAGTTCTTCGTCACCGCCTACCGGCCGAACGCGACGCCGGTAAGCAATGCCGGCGGCTATAACGATGGCCCCGGCGGCTACAACACCACACCCATGTTTTATGCGGACACCGAGCAAGCGCCGGGCGCGATTAGCGATGCGGACATCTACGCCGCCGCCGCCGCGGTGCTGCCAGTGGCGAGCATCGCCTGGATGAAAATTTCAAACTGAGGATAAATCATGGATCGTAATATCGTCTATCCGGGGAGCATTCCCCTGGATACGGATATTCTTGGCCTCAATCGCAATGCGATGGTCGGCATCGCAGCACTCACGGCCGCCGTTCTCGGCAGCAACGTGGTGGTGGATGGGCTGGCCTGTACGCCGACATCGCCAGCGTCGCTGAGCGTGAATGTCGCCCCCGGCAGCATCACGCAACTTTCGCCGCTGGATGCGAATGCCTATGGCTCACTGGCCGCGGATATCACGGATCAGATCGTCAAGACCGGCATCAATCTGCAATCCACTAGCTTCACGCTGGCAACACCGCCGACATCCGGGCAGTCGATCAATTATCTGATCGAGGCGGCATTCGAGGAATCGGATGCTTCTCCGGTAGTGCTGCCGTATGTGAACGCGGCGGTGCCCTCGCAGCCCTATTCGGGGCCGAATAATTCGGGCACGGCGCAAAACACGCAGCGCATCCAGCGGGTGCAGTTGCAATTAAAGCCTGGTGCGGCCGCCAATGCCGGAAGCCAGACAACGCCGGTGGTGGATGCCGGATGGGTGGGGCTTTACGTCATCACCGTCAATTACGGGCAGACCAGCATCACCGCATCCAACATCGTCACCATGCCCGGCGCGCCATTCGTGAATTACAAGCTGCAGGCGCTACGCCCCGGCTTTGCGGCGATGCAGGTGTTCACATCTTCGGGCAGTTTTGTGGTGCCGAATGGTGTCAGCACAGTCCGCGTGACGGTGATCGGCGGCGGCGGCTCGGGCGGTTACCACAGCACCATGCCCAGCGGCGGCGGCGGCGCGGGCGGCCAGGCGGTTGGGGTGGTAACCGGGCTGTCGGCCGGGCAGAGCATCGCGGTCACCGTCGGCGCCGGCGGGGCAGCACCAGGTGCTGCCCAAAACGGCAATAGCGGCGGCACGTCGAGTTTCGGCGCGTATATGTCGGCAACAGGTGGTGCCGGCGGCAGCGGCGGCACGATGACGGAATTCGCGATGGCTGGCGGCGCCGGCGGGGTTGGCCTGGGTGGCCAGCTTAACCGCGGCGGTTCCTACGGCAGTGACAGCATCGTGGTCGCCGCCCGCGGCGGCGATGGCGGCGGCCCGGGCAATGGCCGGGCGTCCAGCGGGCCGATCGCCGGCATCAGCGCCACCGGCTTCGGCGGCGGCGGCGGCGGCGGCGGCCTCAGCGTCACCGGTGCCGCCACAGGCTATCCCGGCGGGGCGGGTGCCGCCGGCGTTGTCATTGTCGAATATTGAGAAAGTCACGAAGCGATGAGCACACCTGCCAGCCATTTATGGCGGCCCTCGAACGCGCGCTATGTGCAGATCGACGGGTTCGTCCCCACCCCGCGCGGACCGCAAATTCCGCCCGCCACACCTCTCGCATGGCCGGCCAAAGACCCCGGCGACACGCTGGATTATGTGTTCGATATCGGCCCGGCGCTAACGGCCAATCCCGGCGACACGATCGCCACGCTCGATGTGTCGATCAGCCCGAATAATCCCGGCGATTTGACGCTGGCGTCTTCCAGCGCCGATGGCGCGCGGGCGGTGTTTTGGCTGACCGGCGGACAGGCGCTGACGACGTACAGCGTAACGGTGACGATAAGCACAACCGGCGGCCGCACGCTGGCGCGCAGCATCGCGCTGCCGGTGGTCTCGCTGGCGAATGTCGTGGTGTCCGAATCGGACCTGACAACGCCGAGCGGTGAGCCGCTCACCGACCCCACCGGCACGCCGTTAACGACAGACTGAGGTTTTCTCCATGCCGACAATCGCACAATTACCCGCCGCGAGCTCCGTGGCGGATACGGATGAGCTAGCCATTTTTCAGAATGGCCAAACGCTGGCTGCAACCCGCGCGCAGTTGTTGGCGGGTGTGCAGGCCACGCTCACCCTGCCGCAGAATACGCTGCTTGGCGGCATCGGGCCTGGCACCGCGGCGCCGGTGCCCATTTCCGTCGGAGCCAATTTGTCGCTGACGGGCGCCACACTTTCGGCCACCGCAAAGCCGTTTGTCATCCCAACGCTGCCCGCTGGCACAAGGCCGGCGCCGGCCGATCTGGTGCCGATTGGCCAGGGCGGTGCAAATGCCAGCGTCAGCTACGCGAATTTTCTCTCCGGCATGGGCGCCGTTGCCGGCCTGCCGGGCGGCGCGCTGACCGCCACGGCCACCGGCGCCACCACCGCGCGCACCCTTGCGGCGTTGGCGGCCAACGCCGTTTCAATCGAGGATTTCGGCGCAGTCGGCGATGGCGTGACGGATGATAGCGCGGCACTGCTCGCCGCCCTTGCCTCCGGCAACCCGGTCCGGCTGGGCGCCAAAACCTACGCCATCGCCGGCGAGTGCGATATTTTTGCTCCCTCCTGCACCCTGCTCGGTGTTCCCGGAATCACGGAGCTGACGCGGCCGGCGCAATCAAAACTCGGCACGTCCGCGACGGCCGCCTGGATCAGTATTTCATCCCCCACCTTGTTTATCGATGGCATTATTTTCGATGCGAACGCCGCGATCACAACCGATACCTACGCCGTCGCGGTGCAGCCCGCCTGCACGAAATCCATCATCACGCGCTCGGTGTTCCGCAATGCGAAGGGGCCGTTTAATGGCTCCGGGCTGATCTACATCGCGAGCGATCCGGCGATCACCCAGCACCATGCCGATGATTGCGAATTTTATGACAATTCGGTGCACGGAATTTTCATTCAGGCGACGGATGCCTTCAGCATCACCAACAGCCGCGCGCATGACAATGGCGGCAACGGCATTCACGCCGACAGCGAGGATACGACATTCACGCTGAAAATCCGTGAGCTGCATGTTGTGAGCAACACCTGCTGGAACAATAATTGCGGCATTATCGTCGGCAATTTTCTCGCGACAAACACATACCTCGTCTACGGCAATGAAAATCCGGATGTTCTGGCGGCGATTGTTGCTTCCAACAACACCTATTCCAACCGGGAATATGGCATTTATATTTCCGGGCGAAACATACTGGTCAGCGGCAATCTGTGCGCGAACAACAGCACCCTCGGCGGCGCTGGCGCCGGGATCCTGTGCGATACCGGGTACTGCAAAGTCAGCGGCAATATGGTCACCGGAGCCTCGGCCTTCGGGATTGACTGCGGCGGCTCGATTTATACCGAAGTCAGCAACAACTATGTCAACGGGGCAATCAACGGGATCAACATCGGCGGCGGCCAGTATTGCACCGCGCGCGATAATTTCGTGCAGGACTGTACGGCAATCGCCTTTTCCGTGGAGAATGTCGAATCCGACGGCCGCGGCACGAATTTCAATCTCGCTTGCACGGGCTTGTCGATCATTGGCAACTGGATCAGCTACAGCGGCGAGGTGTTCGGAATCCTGGTCCGCGATGCCGCGCAGAACATTCTGATTGCCGACAACGTCATCCTGGCCGAACCCGGCGCCGATATGACCAGGGCGATTTCGACATACACTGATACCGTAACAATCCGCGGCAACCTGCTGAATTTCACGACCAGGTGGAAAGTCAACCCAACCTTGGTCAACGGCGTTTATACGCTGGTCGTTCCGGATGTCGCCGATGCCGTCAGCATTTCGCAATCATTGGCGCCGATTGCCACCATCATCACGTCGCAGGCGCAGCAGCTGGTGGGGCAGATCGGTTTTGTGAAAGTCGTGAACGCCGGTAGTGGCTACACTTCGGCATCGATCAGTTTTTCCGGCACCGGTTCGGGTGCCGCGGCCGAAGTCTGGCTTTCCAGCGGTGCTGTGCTTGGCATTCAGATCACCGCCTACGGGTCCGGCTACGGCGCCGCAACAACCGCGACGATCACCGGCAACGGCAGTGGTGCGACCGTCACCGTGCAGGTGGGACTGCCGGTCTGGCAGAATAAGGAGTTGGCCATCGACTGCCTGACCGCCGTGACCTTTGCCGCCGCCGGCAGCTCTCCGGCGCAATCGAACTGGACAGGTGCGCCGATCACCATTCCGGCCGGTGCAAGCATCGACTGGGTCGGCAATAATGGCGGCTGGCGAGCGGCGCGCTTTACACAGAGCGATTATGTCTCGCCGAACGGCGATGGCAGTGTCGCGATTCGAACCCAGTCGGGCGATATTTCTCTGCACCCGTCGGGCACCGGCGTTGTGCGCTTTTTGACCGATACGGAACCCACGGGTGCTGTGGAACTCATCGGCCGCGGCTCGCCGCTCAACGCCTATCCGGCGCCACCTGGTTCGACATACCGGAATTTGAACGGCGGCGTCGGCAGCACGTTTTGGGTGAAGCAGGCCGGTACCGGCACGAGCAACTGGGTTGCGGTAGCGTAAGTAGGAACAAAAAATGACAACCATAGCCCAGCTTCCGGCCGCCACCAGCGTGGGGCTCAGCGACCTGCTGCCGTTATCGCAATCCGGCGTGCTTTATTCGGTGAGCGTTTCACAGCTCACGGCCAATCTGCAGCCGCTGCTGGACGTGCCGACGGGCGATCTGCTCGGCCGCAATAGCATCGGCGCCGGCGCGCCGGAAAGCGTGAGCCTCGGCGCCGGGCTGCTCCTGGCCGCCGGCGTTTTGAGCGCGGATGGCGGAGACCATGCCGGGTTTCCGGTGCAGGCCACCATGTCGTTGAGCGATAATCTGGTCATCAGCAATGGCACGCCCGGCCTGCTGCCGGTGACCGCCCTGCGCGGTCTGTTCACCGCCGGGACCGGGGTGAGCATCGATGACAATGGCGTCGTCGCCGTCACGGTCTCCTCGGTTGCCGGTCCTGCCGGTGCGCAAGGTCCTGACGGCCCAACCGGGCCGGCCGGCCCGCAAGGCCCAACGGGTGCCACCGGCGCCGGGCTGGCAGCGCCGGCGGCGGGGAATTCGGCAAGCTCCATTGGTGCGTCCGACTATGTGGCGATCTGGCAGAACGGCGCCAATGCCTGGATGCCTTATGGCCAGTTTCTCGGCGGCCAGACCATCAACCAGCTGCCCGCCGCGGGCCCGGCCGCGGATAGCGATGAGCTGCTGGTGGCCCAGGGGTCCGACTCTCTCAGCGTGCAGAGCTTCGGCTCCATCTGGACATATCTGCAGGCCAAGCTGCCGAGCTACAAGCCAGGCGTCGTGGAACTGACGGGCAACACGGTGCTGGACGCCACCAGCCATAATGGCCGCATTCTCATCGCCAGCGCGCCACTCACGCTGACCGCCAATTTCGCGAATATGGGGTCCGGGTTTTCCTGCACGCTGATTAACCTCTCCGCCGGTTCGGTTGAAATGGGAACGGGCATTTCCTCGGGCTCCGGTGTGGCGTCTTTGCCCCCGGGCAGTGCCGCCAGCCTGGTCGGTTTCAGCTATTCCGGCGGCTCCCTGGTCTGGTGGAGCGGCATTTCCCCGAACGCGCCGACGCTGACGGTCGGTTCGATCTCGGCGCCAGCACCTGGTGCGGCGTTCATTGTCGGCGGCGGCGTTTTTAACGACGCGCCGACGGCGCTGGATTATTCCACCGATGGCGGCACCACCTGGGTTGCCGCCGTCAGCCCGGCGATCACCGCGAACGCCTATAGTTTCACAATTCCCGGCCTTGCCGCTGGAACGTATACGATCAGTGTGCGGGATCACGCCAACACAGCCGTTATCGGTGTGTCCAACAGTTTCTCGATCGTTCCTTCAACCATCAGCATCGCCGCCCTGCCGGCGAGCGTGACCGTTGGCGTGCCTCTGGCCGTCAGCGGCGCGGTTTCGCCGGGCAATGCCGGGGTGAACGTTGGGATTTCGAGCAGCGCCACCTTGGCACCTACCGTCTGGGTGAATGCCATCGTTACCAGCGGCGCCTGGAGTGCGACCCTGACTCCGCCGGCAACCGGAACGATCTACATCCGGGCTGAGCAGGCTTCCGCGCCATCGGTGCAGGCGGTTTCGCCGGCGCTCAATGTCGTGGCCGCAAGCCTGACGGTCACAGCACCTGCCACCGGCACGGCCGGAACGGCGCTGGCGGTCACCGGCAGCGTCAACCCGGCGGCGGATGCCGTGAACGTACAGTTGAGCACGCAGAACACCACGGCGCCGGCATCCGGCTGGTCGCCGGCCGTGAACACAGCGGGCAGCTTTGCGCTGCCGCTGACACCGGCGGCCGCCGGCACTTATTACGCCTGGGCACAGGATTCCGCGACCGGGCTGACCGCCGTTTCCGCCGCCATCACCGTCGCGGCGGGTGCGGGGCTAACCTATTCCTTCATCAACCCCGGCGGCAGTTATGCGCATGGCACCGGCTCCATCGCGCTGGAAGGCGGCATTTCCCCGGGGCAGGACGTGGCCACGCAGATTGCCCTTTCCACCTCCAACACCGTGGCGCCAACATCCGGTTGGCAGTCGGCTACCGTGTTCAACTTCAGTGAAAGCTGGGGGATCTACGCGACGACGCCGGCAACACCGGGGAATTACTACGTATGGGCGGAGACCGCGGCCGGCGCCAGCCTGGCCGTCAGCGACTTTACCGTGAGCGTTACGTAAATGACGTTGCTCGCCATCTCCCCCGGTTCGCCGCTGCTGACCGGGCCGGGCGCGCGCGCGCTGATTGCCGCATTGCCCCCCGGCAGCACGCCGCCGGCCGGCGTGTTCACCGGTCCATACCCTTCGGCGATCACCGGCCTGTCTGGCTGGTGGGACGCTGGTTCGCTGGGCGGCCTGCTTGATCTCAACGGTGCCACCGTAATCGCCACGAATGCGGTTGTGGGGGCCGTGGTTGATAAATCCGGCAACAATCAGCCGCTCACGCCTTATCATGTGGCGTTGGATACTTCGCCGGCGCCGACCTTGGCCACGCCGCGCGTGAATGGATTTTTGGGCGCGGTTGGCGCGCCGGATGCCGCCATCGCCACTTACGGGCCGACGCTGGATCCGGATTGGGGCCTGTCGCATCCGGGGTTTGAGCTGGGCGCCGCGGCGGCCTGGACGCGTTATTTTGTTTGGACGCGGCCGAATTTGCGGCAGGCAACGTACTACGTGAATGCCTCGCCGATTCCGTTGATCCATTGCATGGCTCCGGGCATGACGATTCTGCAAGGCGATAGCGCCGGATCGAACCTCACGCTGTTTCCCGGCACGGCCAGCCAGGTTGTGCTGAGCGCCACGCTGGCGCGGCGGCATACGCACGCGATTATTCTCCGCAACACGCCAGGTACGGGCGTGGATGTATGGCTGGATGGCGTGCAGGTGGCGCAGGCAGTCGCGAATCCGTTAGGCGCCAGTGCCAACGGCCAAGTCTTGTTTTTGCATGACGGGACGATTCAGGGCTCCGCGCAATGCTGGTTTCATGAAGCGGCAACCTGGGAACATGCGCTGAGTGCCACGGATATTGCCACGCTGATTGCGGCCCAGGCGCGCTGGGTGCTGGGGGCGCGCAAGGGCGTGAGTCTGCTGGTGATGGGCCAGTCCAACGCCGAGTGGTTTCTCTACTCCGGCGGGATACAGGCGATGTCGCAGGGCCTCGCCTGGTATCTGGGTGCTGCGTCTTATGCTGTCACGGCGCAGCAATCCGGGAATTATGTATCGCCGGCGCGTTATTCGGTGATTTCGGGGCACCCGATTTCGAACTCTTCGCCGCCGCTGTTTCCACCTGGCTCTGGCAACGGCACGTTTTTGACCAATCCCGGCGATGGATCGGACCCGTCGACTTGGAGCCCCGGCCCGGATTTCGCGGCGCTGACCGCGTATCTCACTGGCGAATCGGCACTCGTTTCGGCTGTGGATGAGACGGATATCGCGTTCATCGTCTGGCCCTGGAGCGAGCAGGACAGCACCATGCCGTATGCCAACAAGGCACTTTACAAAGGCACCGTGCTGCAACTTCTGTCGATGACCCGCGGCCTGTTGGGCCGAAGTGCTGAATCGCTGCCGCTGCTGGCGTGGAATGCGATTCCGTATGAGACGAATGATGGCGTGCAGATGGTGCGCGAATCCATTGCCGATCTGGCGGCTGCATCGGTGAACAACATCGTCATTTTTGCCGCGCAGACCGCCGATTCAAATCCGCTGAACGCCAGCTATGACCCAACCACCGGATTGTTCACGGGCGGCGACCCGCAACACCGCGACCAGCCGGATCTGCTTCGCTACGGGCGCATAGGCGCGCATGCCGCCGGGCGCGCAGCGATTGCGCTAGGGCTTTGCGATTCGATCCCGGCCTCCGCCCTGCCCTCGGCCGGGCTTCCGGCGACCGGCGGCCCGCGGATCACGCATGTCTACCGGGCATCCGACACAAACATCATCCTGACGGTCTTGCATGATTCCGGCAATGATCTGCTGGTGCCGCTGCAGGCCGCCAACGGCGCCGGCTTTGCCGTGATGGATGGCGGCAGCGTCGCCAGCCCCGGCAACATCATTACGGCAACGGCCGCGAGCCGCGTTGATGCGACGCATGTTTCAGTGACGCTTTCCTCTGTGATCACCAACCCGTCGTCGGATGCGCTGTTTTTCTACCCTTACGGCAGCACGCAAATCGGCCGCGGGGATGCGGTGACGGACAACGCCTCGCTGCTCACGCCGCCGGCGAACTGGGACATTGCGAACGACCTCGGCAGCGCCTGGGCGGTGAACTTGCCGCTGCAGGCAACAACCTACCCGATCACATTGTCCGACACGCCTGATTGAAGAAAGGCTCGAATATGGAGCAGGAATCCGTCGCACTTTTGCGCTCGGACATCGCGGCCTTGCGCGGTGATTTCGCCACGATGCGCCAGGAACTCGGCGTTCTGGATGCGCGGACCGATGCGCTGGAAAACTGGCGCGAACGCTATCTGACGCATGACGACCAGGTGATCGCCAAGCTGTTCGCGAAAGTTGATGAGCTTGTCGCGAGCCTCAGCGAAATGCGCGCGGATTTATCGCGCATCCGTGGCGAGCGTGACGCCGAGCGGCGCATGACGATCACGATCATCAGCCTGCTCTCCGCGGTGTGCGGCGGGCTGGCGACGAATTTTCTACACTTTCCGGGGCATTGACATGGATAATTTCGAGCGCTGCTTTGCCTTCACCTTGGGGGCCGAAGGCGGCTATTCAAACAACGCGGCCGATCCCGGCAACTGGACCGGCGGTGCTGTCGGCAATGGTGAATTGCGCGGCACCAAATTCGGTATCAGCGCTGCCGCCTATCCGCAGTTGGATATCGCGAATCTCACAGAGGAACAGGCTGAAGATATCTACCGAAGGGATTACTGGGCGGCGCTGCAAGGCGATATCCTGGCGTTGCCCGTCGCACTGGTGGCGTTCGACGCCGCCGTGAATGCCGGCCCAAAACGCGCCGTTACTTGGCTGCAACAAGCCGCCGGTGTGGCGGCTGACGGGGTGTTAGGCCCGGCAACGCTGGCCGCGCTGAATGCCGGCGATCCGGCCGCCCTGGCGCGCGAGGCGCTGGTGCGCCGGCTAGAATTTTCCACGCATCTTTCGACCTGGGCAAGCTTCGGCCTGGGCTGGTCGAGGCGGATCATCTCGCTCGCCGGAGAAATTTCGTCATGAGCAACTGGATTGCCGGGCTGTTCGGCGACGGGCATGGCCAGCCGGACGAGCAGGCGCTGATTTCCGTCGTCGGTGCAGCGGTTTTCTTTGGCCTCGAAATATACACGGTGGTTGTTCACGGCCAGAATTTTGACCCGTTGGCCTTCGGCGCCGGTGTCGGCACGCTCATGGGCGCCACCTCCGCCGGCTTTGGCCTGCGCGCTCGTCTCACCCCCGCCGAGGGTGCCAACCAATCACCTTCCGTTTGAAAGGAGGCAGCTTTGCCCGCAATCATTCTGACGTTTTTAATGCCGCTTTGGAAGTTGTTAAAACCGGTCTGGCCCTATCTCGCCGCGGCCGCCGTGCTGCTCGGCGGGTATTTGTATGTCGAGCGCCTGCGCAGCGATCTTGCATCGGCCAATGCAGCCAATGCGGCGCTGGCGCAGACGAATCAGGCAAATGCCGCCGCCATCGCTAGCTATCAGGCGCAGGAGCAAAAATGGAACGCGGCGCTGGACACACTCGATGCGCAGAGCCTCGCCACCTCCACAGCCACCGGACAGATTCTCGGCAACATTGCCGCACAGCCCGCGAGCGCGGATGCGCCGGTCGCACCGGTGCTGGCCGGCGCGCTGGCGGATATCGCCAAACTGCAAGGTCAGAACCAATGAGGCGCCTAATCCCGCTGCTTCTACTGGCCGGTTGCGCAAGTGCGCCGCCGGTCACCAAAATCGTCACCGTCACCCCGACAATGCCCGCCGGGCTGCTCACCTGCGCGGCAGCACCTGACGTTCCCACGCCGGTGAACCAGGCGGTGGTGGCCAACTATATCGTCGCCTTGTGGCAGGCGGGGCAGGATTGCCGCGCCCATGTCGCCGCCATCAGCCAGCTCTTCAGCAAATAATCGAGGCCGCAATGAAACCAACCGATCTGCACGTCATCTGCGCCATTTTCAACCCGATCCGCTGGAACAGCCGGACCGCGCTGTACAAGAATTTCGAGGAGCACATGCTGGATAGCGGTGTTTCCTTAACGCTTGTCGAATGCGCGCTCGGCAACAGGCCTTTTGAGTTGTCCGGGCGGCAGAACATCAACTACATTCCGGTGCGCGCCAAAACACTGGCTTGGAACAAGGAGAATCTGATCAATATCGGTATCAGCCGGTTGCCGGATTCAGCACAGCGGATTGCCTGGATCGACGCCGATGTTGAGTTTCGGAACGATGACTGGGCGATGGATACCCTGCACGCGCTCGAGCAATACCCGGTGGTGCAGCCA